GGCGCTGGTGATCGTCAACATCACCCCCACACCAAAGGACAACGAAGCGCTGGGTGGTCTGTCCCGCATGGTGGTGAAGCTTTACCGCGCCATCGAGATTCTTGCCGGCATCGTGTCCCCCCTCGCCAAGCGTTGAGCAATGGCCAACCCGGCGCCGGTCACGCTTGAGCAGCTGTTTCGCTTCTATCGCGGGCTTCCGCATCAGGCTTCAGCAATCCAGATCCTCGAGCAGGACCTGGCCGTCAACGGCTACGCAGCAGCCATGCGGCGCGATCGGGCATGGTTCAACATCTGGAGCCAGGATGGCAAGCAGGCCGATCTCGCTGCGGCCCTGAAGTTGATCAAGGACTTTGAAGGCTGCCACCTCGACGCCTATCCAGACCCGCTGAGTGGCGGTGATCCTTGGACGATTGGTTACGGCACGACACGCTATCAAGACGGCCGCCGCGTCAGTCCTGGCGACAAGATCAACGCCATCGAGGCCGATCTGTTACTTCGCCGGGAGGTGGACCGCATCGCCGAGAAGCTGCGCGCCACCGTGCCCTACTGGGTGCAGATGGCAGACCATCAAAAGTGCGCGCTGATCTCTTTTGCCTACAACCTCGGCTCGGGGTTCTACGGCACCACCGGCTTCGAGACGATCAGCCGGGAGTTACGCGAAAAGGATTGGGCTGCGGTGCCCGATGCCCTGCTGCTCTACCGCAACCCTGGCAGCAACGTGGAAGCAGGACTCAAGCGTCGTCGCATTGCCGAGGGTGACATCTGGGGCCGCGCCAAGCAGGTCGCCAGCCCGGTCTCTGCTCTGTTCACGCCTGAGTCGCCTTTCACCTTCAAGATCACGCCACACATCACCTATGGCGAGTTCGCGCTTGGCCAGAAGGCGCGGCGCTTTAATCATCAGCACCAGTGCGACACGGCCACCAAGCTGGCGCAGTTCCTCGAGAAAGTCCGCACGCAGTTCGGCGGCAAGCCGATCACGATCACATCGGGCTACAGGCCAGCAGCAATCAACCGACAGGTGGGTGGCGCCTCAAGCAGCGAGCACCTCTACAACGCGATCGGCGTCGGTGCGGTGGACTTCAACATCATTGGCGCCGACATCAACGCGGTGCAAGCCTGGTGTGACAAAAACTGGCCATACAGCTTGGGCTACGGCGCACCGAAGGGCTTCGTCCATCTCGGCATCCGCCAGGGCAGTCCTAGGGTTCGGTGGGATTACTGAGCCTGCATGATCATTCCAGACCACGAAATCGCCCGCCTTTGTCAGCAGGCGGCGATGGTGCTGCCATACAACCCCGACCTGCAAAACCCCGCCAGCCTTGATGTGTTGCTTGGCGATCGGTTGATGATCGAGGTTGAAGATCGCCCCGAGTTGCAGATCCTTGGCATCAGCCACCACACGCCGGGGAATCCGTACTGGCTCGCGCCGGGTGAGTTCTGCCTAGCCGAGACTCAGGAGATCTTCAACCTGCCCGACCACATCGCAGCGCAGTTCGTTCTCAAGTCAAGTCGCGCGCGCGAAGGGTTGGAGCATCTGCTCGCTGGCTATTGCGATCCGGGCTGGCATGGCAGCCGGTTGACGTTAGAGCTGCACAACAGTCGCCGCTTCCACAACATCGCGCTATGGCCTGGCATGAAGATCGGCCAGATGGTATTTCACCTGATCAGCGGTACGCCTGAGCGCACCTACCGCGAAACGGGCCGCTATAACGGCGACTTAGGTGTGACCGCAAGTCGAGGCTAATTCCCGCATCCGATAGATCCGCGCCGGAGCTTCGGCAGGGTCATCGAGCGGAATCATCCGGTACTCATCAACGCCGTGGATCTCGGCCCAATGCTGCGCAGCGACGTGAGTGAGGAACGGCCCGACGTGCCAGGGGCCAAGGTCCAAGATGTAGGTCATTTCAGGTTGGGGTTGCGTTCGGCAGCGGTGAGGCTGGGGTGGTCGTCGTCGTCGTCATCCTCGGGCAAATCCTCGGGGATGTCGTCGTATTCAGGGTCGAGTTGGGGGCGGCTCATGCGGCGAAAGCCTCAACCTGCTGGCGGTTATACCAGCGGTCACCGTTGCCGGCGCGCTCCACAATTAGCAGCGAGCCCCAAAACTCGATCATCTCGTTAAGGGTCAGGCCGGCGTTGTCGAGGATCTGAATGGCGGCGGCGGCGTGGATGAGCATCGGTCGGTTGCGGTTGATGTGTGAACTATACACCGCAGACAGCGCACTATGCCGGACAAGAGTGGCCCGTTAACAATCCGTCACACCCAAGGCGATCCGGTCTCGTCCGTTACCGTTGGCCAAGCGGCGGTCATCCCATGCGGGCTCACATCGTCGAGATCACCGCGAAGGTCGTTGTCCGCTCAGACACCGACCCGGATCAGCTGCCCGCTGACATTTATAGCCAAATCTCTGAGTTTATCCGTAACGAGACCGACATCCTCGACCTTTCCGTCGAGCTGTTCACACTCCCAGAGGATCTCAGTGGAACAGCATCACATTGACGAGACCCGGCTGGTCACCCGACGATCAGCCCGCGATCAGATCCACCTTGCCTGGAACTATCGCTGCGCCTATTGCGACGATCCGCTCGGCCGCAGCCCAACACTCGACCATGTGGTGCCAAAGGTCCATGGCGGGCTCACGGTCCGCGAGAATCTGATCTCCTGTTGCTTGATGTGCAACAGCCAGAAGGGGCACAAGGACTGGATCGACTGGTATCGCGCCCAGCACTTCTGGTCCGCTATTCGCGAATGGGCTATCGCTCAGTGGTTGGCTGGCGAGATCTAACGCGCCAGCAGGTGGTCCAGATACAGCTCGGCCTGCCATAGGTCGCTCGAGTAGCGGCACATCCCACCAGCGCAGCTGCGGTAATACAGCTCACCGCCATCGGCTGGCTCAAGCGTCTCAATCCATCCGCCATCGCGATCCAAGCGGCTGACCAGCACCGGCTCACTCATGGCCGATCATGCACGAATAGTTCACATCGTGCCGCAAACCGGCCGCCACTCTGACGTGCCTCTGGAAACTCAAGGTTGCAACGTTTGCGCGTCGCCTCCCATTGCACACAGTCCCAGCACATCCGCGGCGCCTCAGCTGGGCGGATCCTGGTCAACGCTGCCGAATAGATCGACTGCGCCCGGATCAGTGCATCCTGCAGCCGTATGGCGCCCGTGTCAGCCTCCAGCTGGTGCTCAGCCTTTGGGCCAAGATTGACCCGACAGTGCCAGGTACGGTCAGCACGATCGCAGAAGAGAAGCAGCCGGCCACCGTACAAGCTGATCATTCGAGTTCACCGTGACTCGGCGCGTGATACAACCGCTCCAGCAACATGCTGGTGGGCTCAAGCGAATCCAGCATCTCATCTGCCGGATCAACTACCACAAACATCGCCGGCGATCCCATCTCTTTGACGACCACCAAGCTGGTCCGTGGGCTACGAGCCAGCACCCATAGAGCCAACCGCTCCAGCAGATTCAGATCGAGCAGTTGCATCATGGCTCCAGTTTGCCAAGCAGTCGGTCCACATACCACCGGGCCTTGGCAAGCGATTCTCGGCCGCCTTTGGCATGGTGGTTCATGCGCCAGATGTATTTCATGGCGTTGCCCTTGCAGTACCCCCGGAACTCCTCTGGCGTCAGCGCTGCCTCGATCGCGTCAATGCACTCAATTCCGCCCTGCCGGTAGTGCTCCGGGTTGACTGGATCAGCCATGGCTGGCCACCTCCAGCTCAGAAGCAAGCACGGCAGCAGAGCGCAGCATCGTGCTCAGCTTGATCGGTTGCATGTTGCGGCCGGTGGCATAGCGAACGGCCCATCGCAGACCCATCGAGATGTTGCCATCGCCAAGGCGCCTAGCGGCCTCGATCTCCTCGCGGCTCATGCGCACGTTGACCGTGAAGTTGCGCCCCTTGCCATTGGGTCGGCGGTCGTTGGCGTTGGCCATCATGCCCACCGATCACCAAGCAGCTGCCGGCGGCAGACGGCTATGCACTGCTGCGCGTGCTTCTCAGCCAAGATGCTCTCGGTATCGCCGATCGCGGTAACGCAAGCGGCGTGCAGCTCGGCGTAGCTGGTGTCTCGGAAGTTAGCCGCCACATCAAGGCAAAACTCCTCCCACAGCCCTGTGTAGGTGTTGCAGGTGCGGCCGCTGGCGGCATAGAGCGCGTCCATCATGTTGGCGCGTTGCTGATCCTGTTGGACTCGGTTCATCGGTGGTCGCGTAATGCTTGGCGGATGTTGAGCAGTTCTTCCCGGCGTGCCGAGATGTGCGGGTGGCTGTCCAGCTGGTGAAG